CTTGTCGAAATCGATGGAAATGGTGATGCCAGCGGCGAGCTTCACCCATTTCCCATCAATCTGTTTGAGTGCGTACCGCATCAGGCTTTGTTGAGTCTCTCGACGATACGGTTCGCCCATGTTTGGCCAGCATCCCCGCCCCATCCATCCCATGCCTGACGACCTTTCCCGTACTCGTCCCACGTCGAGCCTTGCTTGTCGCTCTCGTGTCGGTCGAAGTAAGCCTTCATCCTTCGTACGGTGTCGGCTGAGACTGATCGCCCGTTGGCCAAGTCGCGAGCCCGAGCGATTCCGACCGGAGTCATCCCGCGTTGAGAGGCGGGTTTCTTCGCACGCTCGCGGAGTGCTCGAGCAGCTGCCGCACGCACGGCCTTCGGTGGGACGAAGGAGTCTTCCGCAAACTCGGTCACCTCATCGAGTGCGCTCATCGGTGCGGGTTGCCCCCCGGAGTCTTCCTGTTGAGCGAGGATCAGAGGGTCAGGTACACCAGCGGCGGCGAAGATTTCTGCGCGGCGTTTGGCCTCGTTCGCGGCTTGTACGAATGCCTCCTCCCAGTCTTCGCCTTTGCTCGCGTAGTATTCCGAAAACGTGGTGCCACCCTTCTCGAGTTCCGCGAGTTCGGCGTATGTCTCCCGCCCGATGTCGGACGAAGGCCACGGTGGAAACTGCCACCGATGCGCTCTCCAGTCGGGGTGCTGTGGAATGAGTCCTTGCGCGATGCCGTAAGCGAGCACGGCCTCGACGATGGGGTCGAGGAGTCGCGAGACCAAGATGGTCTGATACCGCGAGCAGACCCTCGCGGCTTGTTGCGAGTCGAGTCGAGCGGTCACGCCACCCAGCTTGCTCGAGTCGATGAAGAAGCCATACGGAAGCCCGAGTGCGTCGGCTAAGTGCCGCTGTAGGCTTTCGAGGAACCCCGTGAATGTCACCGAAGGACGGTTCGAGATGAATCCTTGCACGTCCTCGCCCGGCTTTAGGTAGTGGATGGTTCCGGGTTTGATGCTCTCGATGGCATCACCCGTTGCGGTCTGCGAATCCCACCCCAGTCCCTCGCCCGTCGGCGTTTTGATGATGCCCGTCTGATTGCTCGCCCACTTCACCGCGTTCTTCTCACCTGCTAGGATGTCGACGATGTCGCGACAGGTTGCAATCGCGGGTGCGAATGCACTCACTCCTCGATAAGAGTCGTGACGCTGAGGGTCGAACAGATGCAGACACCGTTCGGCGGGAAGTTCCTGCTCGTCCACGTACTGTGCCCCCATCGATCGGCGGGTGATGGTGTAGGCTACCGGCTTGCCCGTTGCGACGTCGATGCGAATACCGCCGATGAGGTCGTCGGTGACCAGCGTTTGATACGGGTTCCCGATGCGGTCGGCCTCGATGAGTTGCAACTTCACCCCGTCCTCGGTGAGCGATTTGACCACTAGGCAATCTCCATCGCGAACGAAAGAAGAGAAGGCCAACTGCATGAGCGCGAGGAAGTCGAACCTCCCAGAGACGTCGGCGGTCTTGGCCCATGCGTTGAAATAGGCCTCATAAGCGGAGTTCACCGCTGGATCCGAGGTGCGACTCTGGAACCTGAGAGAACCGATAGTGTAGAGCGTGAGCTTGCGCAGAATCCCCGAGACAAGTGGGTGGTTGTTCTCGAGGTCTCGCGCCTCCCAAATTAGCTGAATCCTCCCACGGGTGACGGTTGAGGATTCAGCGTGGTTTGAGTAGGACGACGGCGTGAGTGCTCGGCTTTCGGACGGGTTCGCACCCTCCCAACGGAATCCCCGAACGGCGTTCTTTATGCGAGAGATGAGTTTCATCGGAAGGAGGCCCTCACGCGATTGCGCGGGGTGGTTCGAGAGCGTTCGCGGAGGACGGTTGAACACGCTGCCAACTCCATTGCAATCTGTTGGCGGTCACGTTGCGACGATGTCCCCGCTGATGATACCGAGGTGTACGGGTCAGCGAACTCGGCCTGTAAACGCGAAAGTGCCTCCGAAAGTTGAACGTCGGTAAAAGACCGAAAAATCCCTATGTAGTCGACGGTGTCGCCCATCACTCCTTAGCCCCCTCATCAACCGTCACCGCTGAACCACCGAGCGTCTTAGTTGCGAGTGCGGCGAGAAGTTGCAGAACCTCGCAGTCGAACAGGTGGTTATCCTTTCGGATTCGTCGCCAAACGTAAGACACCGCCCCGCGCCCGTCGGTGCGTTCCTCGCGCCTCTCTGCGGTCACCTGCGCGAGATACAAGTCCCCTGCTTTCCGCGAAAACTCCCACTTCGGCCCCGCTCCTGACATGAGGTGCGCGAGTGCATCCTTCAGAAGCGGATTTGAGAAGACGATGAGCATGAGGTGCTTTTTCTCTCCGCGCCCGACCATCGCGTCGACTCGCGACCACATAAACGGCTGCCTGATGTTGTTGACCATGTACCCAACCGAGTCATGTCCCTTGGTGGCCTTCCAGCGGCCCCCGTGTTTGATGACGGCGGCGTAGACTGCCTGAGTGTTGAAACCCGAGTCGATGAGCACGTCGGATGCGCTGACGTTGTAGCGTTCGGCGATGGTGGCGAGGTCGTCGATCTCGTTGACCTGCCCGAAATCAATCAATCTGGAATCACCCCCGATGAACCACTCGCGCACCACGAACCACACCCCGACCATCTGCACGTCGGCGGTGAGGAATACGCGCCCCCCGGTGGTCTGCTTCAGTTCGTAGTCGGATCCCTGCATGGATGAGAGGAAGTCGACCATCTTCTCCTTCAGAGAATCGACCCACGGCTCTCCCATTGTCTCGGCCTTCCAAGTCTGCATCGGTATCGGGTTCCCGTAGTCCAGTTGCTTTTTCGAGATGAGAAACTCCTCGACGATGTCGCGCCACCGAACCCACGGAGGGACGATTGAGGACCACGTGAAACTCACCTTGTGCCGGGGGGCGATTGCATTCTGTGCTGACCACTCCCCGCTCTCGACCAACTGCCGTCGCGTCACGGGGTCGTCGGTGTGCCCGTGTCCGCACGCTGGACACTTTAGGGTAATGGTTTGCGCGAGCGGTTCAAAAAGCCACTTCCCGTCGGTTGTTCGGGTCCGGTCACTCTCTTCCCACTCGAAATTCTCCCACTTCGGGATCCACGGTTCCGAGCACCTCACGCACCTCCACCGAAGGTGCCGCTGGTCTCCGTCGAGAAAAGCCTGGTGGACTGCGTCGTTCTCTCGGTCCGGTGTCGAAATCTGGACCACCTTGCTGTTCCATTGCGCTCGAACCCGCTTCTTGACCAACTCCAACGCCCCCGGCGGGTAGTTGCGGACCTCGTCGAGAATGAGCCACCGAATCGGAACCGATTGGAGTTTGGACGGTGACCCGGCCCCGCGGACCATCAGCGGCATGGACGCGAAGTCGATGGTTCCCTTTCGCTTGCCCGAACGCTCTTTCGGCATCATGCGGCGAATGCTCGGACATTCCATCAGAGTTGGGAGAAGTCGAGTCTGCATGAAGTCCTCGGCCTCATCCTGCGCGGCGAGCACCCACATCGCGGGTCCGGGGTCTTCTGCAATGGCCCATGCGAGGAGGACCATCAACGCCTGAGTCTTGCCCGACTGCGCCGAGCACATGACCGAGATCTCGCGCACCTCATTGTCGGCGAATACCTCCATCAACTCCTTCGTCCACGGTGCTGTGCTCGAGCGATACCGCCCCGGAAACGCGCTGGTCTTGTCCACCCATACGTTGTCCTCGGCCCATTGCCACGGAAGCCGAAGGTCTCGAGGTGCGAAGATTTCTGAGACTGTAGAGAAGAACATTATTCGGCCTTGGTTTCGTCTGTTTCTGTCACGGCTTGCTCATCGGCCCAGCGTCGGATTTCGACGTAGGAGTTGGCGATTTCCGCATCAATCTCCGACTTGATTTGAGCGGGAGTCATCCCACCGATGCGACCGGCTAGGGTCGACCCAATCTTCAGCTGCAACCGTCGGCAGGTATCGAAGGTTTGGAAGAGTTTCGTTCGAACGTCGTCGCGGTGTATGAGTTCCCCCTTCTTCTGTTGGATTTCGAGTTCCAGCTTCTGATTCTTCAAGTGGACCTGTCGCGCGATGAGGGTGGCCTTGTCACCCACAGCATCATCGCGCGATCCGTGAGCGGCCACCCACTCCTTCCACTCGGCGATGGGGTAGAAGCCACTCGCAGAAGCTGCTGGTGCGCCCTTCTTTAACCAGACGCGAATGGTGTCGTGCGACACCTCGAAGAGTGAGCCAAGTTCTCGCAGACTCTTTGCGAAACCTTCGTTTTGCCGCTTAGGTTTCTTCGGTTGTTTCTTAGGCATGGGTTTGTAAGGCACTGAAACTAGTTTCAATCACGGTTCCCCCGAACTCGACCC